TAAGTTTTTGGTTAGTGGTCGAATCTTATAATACACTCCATCACGTGACCGACTGTCACGCATGCCTTGATCATTGGTGTTGCCTTCAATGGTGCGCACTGAATACTTGCCTACCCTGTCCACGATGCCAGTATGACCAATGCCTTTGTATCGTTGTTTGCGGAAGCTTGCATAACTCAAAGTCATAACAAGCACATCGCGGTCACTAAACGTTTGAAGAAATTTGCCATCTGTAAATATCACATCGCGCTTGTTGTATGCAGTAGGTGACCAACCTGTGATGGTGTTCGGTATGCCACACTCATTCAGCATAGCCATGACAAAGAAACTGCACCACGCATAACCGGGCAACCAACCTTCCTGCTTCATCAACACCTGCAACGCGGCATCGTTGAAACCTTTATTGTTTCCGCCACGCTCTTTTACACCGACAAATGATGCAGCTGTTACCCTTACGCAGTAGCCATCATCAGCATGCGTAAAATAAACAGGAATGCAGCAAAGTAGAATGCATATAATAGCAGGTACAAGACAACCTTTTGCCATGTGGTGAGATAGGTGTTTAGTTCATACTTAATTTCCTTACTATACACTTCGCGCTGTAGCGCCCTAAAATTAAAACGAATTCCCAAAAAGGTAACGAAGTTAGCAAACACCATGATGAGTGAAGCTAATACGATGTATTGCACGTATTCGGTAGATATAAGCGCATCGCCAAAGTATTCACTGCTCAATGCACCTGCAATCAGGAACACTGCAAACGCAATCGGTATCGACCACAAGCCATCGAACAACTGAAGGTTGTAGCGAATGAACTTGTAAGTAATACTTGACTGTTCACTTTTTGGTTTTGTCTGCTTCTTTGCTGACATTGCTTCGTAGTTTTAGTGAAAGCTCACGCTCATACTTGCGCAAACGTTCAGTGTAATCTTGTTTCAGTGTCTTCTTTTCACTCATGGTATGCGGTTAATGATATTGCGTGAGTAGGTAGGGCGGAAGCTGGTCGATGTGTTGCCCGATGAAAACTGATAATTGAGCGTGTTGGTCACGTCTGTACGTGGTGAACGGTCAGGCCACTGCGCTGTGCTGTATTCAGGAAACAAACTGCTATTCGCACACAAGTAATCAACGAGCAAAGTGGTATAATGCTCCGCATTTTGTCTTGCCCGGTCTATCATATCCTTCATAACCAAATCCGAAACAGGCACAGTGTCTTCACTTTGACGTTGAACCAGCGTGCCGTTGTCCATGCGATAGCACAAGTTAGGTGTAACATCCACCATTACCCACCAAAGTAGCATCTTTTGGATGTAATCTTCTAACAATGTTTCGTAGTTACCGCTTATTGTACCTGCTGCAACGTCTGCTTTTATTTTATTCAACAAGTCAGTTCCCAAAAAGGGAAGTAGCCATTTGTCCTGCGCCAAATAGATTGATGGGTATAGAAGGTTTGGATCTACACTGCCGTTGATGGTAGTGTACTTCTTCACGTAGTTTTCGGATATTAGTAATACTTCAGCCATAGTTTTAATTATTGATTGCCGTAAATAGGATTGGTTGGAAGGAAGCCGTTATAGGGCATATCTTCAGGAAGCTTTGCAACAAGTGAGTTATTTCGCACTTTATATCCCATGCGTTCAGCCATGCTCACAGCTATTCGTGTTGCATCAGGGTCATTCGGGTTAATCTTTGCGCCACTTGCATCTACATATACGCGCTTTTCCCAAAAGTGTTTGCAGTTTCCACCGCCTTTGTAAAACCAAATGTCATAAGTAGCTGCGCCTTCAGGTCCCCATCCGGGATTGACTGCAACATTTTCCATTGCCACTATATCTTCTTTGCGATACAGCTTGCCTGCTTCCACCATCTTCTTGCAGAATGGGCGCATATTATCATGCCTAAAGTCACCTGCGTAAACGTAACGAGTAATAAAGTATTTGCCATCGATAATAGCATCCTGCTCACTCTTTGCCGCTGGTCTTGCCGCACCTGTGCGCACTGCAAATTCGTGTTCAATTTCTTCATCAGCGTTATATGCATCAATCAATATCCAATCTTCGGATGCATCTTCACCAAGTGCAATTAATGCATCACCTACTGTGCTCTCATCAAAGTCAGCATCTACTTTTTTTTTTAACTCAACACTTGATTGAATCACTTCGGTAGGTTGCAATGTGCCGGGCATAACATCAGCAAAGATTGCATCGATAGTAGTAGGTGGCAATGTTGGGAATGCAGCTTGCACGATTGCCTTTGCACTGCTCACAGGAACAGCACCCGCTGCACTTTGCATAACTATGTCTACAAGTGAAGTAATCTGTGCACCATTCAAAGCAGTAGCAGCTACATCTGCAGTAGTTCCACCTGTTGTATCTGCAATAACTTCTGCCTGTTCAACAGCAAGTGGTGTATTAGGCACAATCTCAAAGGTTACACCCGGAAGCTGATTGCCTAACAATTCTTCAATGCTCTTATTAATCATTGCCTGATACGGCTCTACAACTTGCTTATTGAATATCTCAAGTCCTGTAGCCATTTCATCTTTGTTGCTACCGAATCCTGTGTTCTCGCGAATACCAAATAGAAGCGGAGTCGTGACACGATGCGCTGTGATAATCTTCTGCTGTGCAGTATCATTCATTAACTGATATTGCTTATCAGCATCATTAACCGGGAATGGTGTAACTTCAGTCTTAGGTTGATCACGTTCATTGAAGAACATAACCACCTTGCCAGCGTTACGCGCACCACTCATTTTGTTTTCCCAATCCAACATCATTTGCTGCTTTTGTTCAGGCGTTGCCTGACCATTGTAGAAGTTGATAATGGTAGAAGGGAAAAGACCGTTCGATATTTGGTTGATATGGAATATAGATATCTGCTTATCTAATTCGATGTAATTAATCGCGCTCCAATAGTCAGGTCGTGGGTATGAATCACTACCTGTGTACGTAAAGCACCAATAGATTTGACGTGGTTCTTGTTCGCGTGTTAGGTAGTTGTATTTAGGAATGAACTCAGGTGTGTTTTTCTTCTTACGAATGTTTGACCAGTCGTAGCTGTGAAAGATTCCTATCTCGCTTTCGTCTTCCTGATTAACCGCAATGCGACATTCTTCAAATGGTATCGCGTTAAGCTTTGATATAACAGTGCGGTCATTGCTCCAAATTACTTCGATGAAGAAACCACCAAATAACTTCAAATCCTTTGCGCATGCATAGGTCAAAGTATCGATATTCAGCGCATCTAATTCAGCTTGGTATTGCTCCGACTGAATGCCCTTGCCTGCTATCATGTCACCAATAGCCACAACGAGTGAACCATGCACTGGTGATTCGTGCGATAGGTCACGTAGATACTGCGGAAAGTCGTTTTGATCTCCGTAATTCACCCAACCTTTGCGGTCCACTTTTTCTGCATCACTCTTAGCTACATATTCACTAAGCTTCAGCGAAACTATATTTGATTCGTTATGGTTCATAGATTATATCGTTTGGAATGGTATTGACAGGTACGTCAAACCAACTTGTATTGTCATTTAAAACAGCATATCCACGCTCAACAATGCCAACAACTGCGGCATTAGTAGGATTTGTATTGCTTGAAGAATTCTGTCCGTACACTTCGTAGCGGTATCTACCTGCCAAAGTTAATCCAACTGTGGTAATTGTCAGCTGTGTAACACGCACCGTTTCATTAACAATCGTGGCAACCTGTGCAAGGTCACTTCCGGTGGTGCTATTTTCTTCGTGTGTGAGAATGATAAGATAGTGCGTGAATGCTGTGCTGTAATACTGTCGCGCTTCGTCAAGTGATAGATACACTTGCTGGTTGGCTGTATTTGTAGTTAGATATATCATTAGCTTCTTTAATTAAAAAGGGCAAGTCAAAGATAACCTGCCCTTTTCTTCAATACAACAAGACACACAGAACGGAAAACAAAGCTTAGTAGGCAGGACTTACAGTAATGCCCGGAAAGTTAGCAAATGGTGTTTCAGTTGCTGGATTGTAAGGTTCAAGGTGAACGGCTGGAGCAAGTTCTTCAGCAATCAACGTTACTTGATATCCCATCAAATCAGCTTTCTGCGCACCTGATTGAACAGTTCCTGCAGTCATTTGCGCTCCTTCGCCAGCACCAACCAAAAGTATTTGATCGTCATTAGTACGAACAAACACAATCATTTTAGCTTTGGCAACAAGCAAAAACTCATTACGCATTTCTTGATTCAACTTACCGAAAGTCCATCCAACTTCCTGCGAGAAAAACAGTGTACCTGTTTCCAAATTCTTTTGCACCGTTTCTACGTATGAACCTGAATTACGGAATGGAACATAACGATAGATGGTTGCAGTAGGCAATCCATCAACTTCGCCATTAGTACCACCGTAAGTGATTCCTGTTTCGAAATCTTCGTAATTAGCTATCAATACTTCTTTAACACCACCAATACCTTCAAGGCATCCAAGTGTAAAGCCAGTAGTTAATTCACAAGCCATATTATTATTTTTTTAGTTGGTTAAAAGGGGGCTGTTACACCCCCTTCTTATTTTATTGATTATGCACCCCAGTAGGTGATGTCTTCGGCAACAGCAATCTGCGCACCCAAGTAGAAACGTGCACCGTAGCGAACGTTCTGTGAGCCGTCAAGATTCTGCATATCCAAAATGAACACTTCGTTCATTTGGTTTTCCTGCCAAGTACCCAACATCAAGTTGCTTGGTTGAGCAAAGATGATATTGTTAGCAGTCATACCCGGACAAACGTAGATTTCGTACATACCAACGAAACGCTTGCTTACTTCAGGACCACCTGTCAAATACCAACCGTTACCTGCAGCGATTTGTGCTTGCATGTAAGCTTCCCATGCAGCCTGTCCCATGTAGATAGCTGGCTTTTCAGCAGCACCTTTCACAGCAGCAGGAGCAGTGTTGATTACGTCCCAAATGGTAGCGATAATGTTAGTGTCGCTCAATGCGCCTGAACCTGCAGATACAGCACCTGAACCACCTGCCTTGATCAAAGTCTCGAATCCATCGTACTGACCAGCGGTTGCATTTACACCTGACCACATGATAGTTTCGTTAGCAGCTGCGATACCACCTACCAAACGCTCGATAATAGCATCTTGGATTTGAGTGTTTACGCGACCTGACATTACATCGGCTGTAGACCAATCTGTGAAGAAGTCCTTTTTACAGATTTGACGCTGAACTTGGAATTCTTCCAAAGTCAAAATGCGCTCGGTCAAAGTGATTGTGCCTGTTGGCGTGAAATCACATGTTCCTGCCGCAAATGATACGGTGTCATCAATTTTACGTACTACTGATTTGTAAGGTACGTTTGGCTTCATTGTAACATATCCAGCAGATACGTTAGACAACAAAGCTTTAGCTACGATTTCACCAGCTAATTCACCTGCATAGGTGGTGGTGAGTGAAGTTGTTGTTGGCATTTTAAATTTAAATTATGAGGTGAATTAATTTACTTTTTTGCACGCAAGCTTTCCATGAAGTCGCTGAATGATGAACCATTCGATGCAACAACAGGAGCAGCGTTTTTCTTAAACTCTTGTGATTTAACTGAAGGAACAGCAGGTGCTTTCTTAACCGAAGCAAGTTCAGCTTTAACTGTTTCAACTTCATTCTTTGCAGATTCAACGGATGCGCTTAGTTCAGTCTTTTCAGTTTCAAGTGCAGCAATGCGCTCCGACAATGAACCGATAACAGCAACGAGGTCTTCGCTGCTCATTTCAGTTGATTGTTCTTCGCGTTCGATTTCGGCAACAAGACCATCTTCGCCTACGACTACTTTGGTCACACCGTCTTCAAGGATGTATTCGCCTGCAGGAACCGGCACTGGATTACCTTCAGCATCCTGTGTGTAGATATCCACACCTACTACCCACTCATCAGCGGTAGAATAGATTTTAGTACCATCATTCAAAGTACCTTCAACTGCAAACTTTACTTCCGTTGCAGCAGCTTCTTCTTCGAACTTGATACCAACGCTTGAAGGATCAATGCCGTACTTAGAGAATACGGATTTGATTTGTTCTTTTATGTTTGACATCGATTTATATTTGGGTATAGTAGCAAAAAAGTGATTTTGTTACATGCCAAATCCTTCTTACATTAGCCGTATAAATAAATACACCTATTATGAAAAAGCCACAAGAAACGTTTACGAAAAAGATTTCAGTGAGATTAACCGATAAGCAATACAAAGCTGTGGTTAAAAATGCTAAAGCATCAAAAATGTCAATGGCAGAATACAGCCGCGCTTGTATGCTGTAGTAGATTAGTTTAGATTGTAAAAAAGAAGGGGCTCGTTTGCCCCTTTCTTTTTAATTGTTAAAACCTAAAACCAATTTTATCACGATAACATGGCGAAGATAAACAAAATTTTATTTCACCAAACCGCTAATGATATTTTCTAATTCAAGAACTAATTCTGCTTCGTAGTTCTTCACTCCACTCATAGCCACTCCCACTTCGTTAAAGAAACCTTCGATGCTATAGCCACGCACCTTGCCTTCTTTTACATCATTCCACACATGATCTTCATCAACCTTTGTACCTATGAACCATGTACCATCAGGTAGTTCAGGCAAACCAAGTTGTATTGACTTATCATGCTTGCCTTCTTTAATCCATGATTCTACAACTGTCACACCTGTCACTGGTATTTCGTGCTGTAGGTTAGTAGTGTGTTGCAGATTCTTTTTAAAGAATTGATGCGCTATTGCGCTCACTGTTGCCTTTTCAAAGTACACATAGTATGGCTCACCCTTTTCGTCATAGCGAAGTATTTGCTTATCCGGTATCAATGCAGGACCATATAGCATCCTGCGTTCATCATCTACTTTGGCAAGTTGCATCTTGCTTAATGCTATCCAATTTTCTTCGATAGCTGGACTATCAACAAGCCCCATTGCAGTTATACCCAAACGACCTTCTTCGTCGATTACACACTTAACGATTTTTCTTTTATCCATTTTGCAAATTTAATTTAGTTTATCCAATACGTGAAAGGTCTTCTACGTTCTCGCGAATTTCTTGTTGGCTTGCTACATCACCTGCTAACACATAAGCACGTGGTGTGTATTGGTCAGGTCTATTTGTTACAAACTGCGCAGCAAGTGGGTTGAATTGTGCAGGTTGTGTTCCACCACCCCCACCACCCAGTGAAGGTGCACTTGGTTCACTTGGTGAAGTATTGCTACCACCTTGAAATTGTTGCGCTGAAATGCTTGCTACATTAGCAAGACCAGCGGCAACCGCAGCACCTGCAGCGATATATGGTGCTGCAGGGAATAAAATAGAAATAGGATTTAATTGAGTTTGAGTGAATGCAGCTGTTGCACCCTTGTATGTTTCAATAGTTGCCTGTGCAATGCTAACAGCTTTCTGTATTTGAAAAGCACGCTTTGCACGTTTCTCATCACCTTTGCCATATACAGCCGCAAGATTTGCAATGATGCTTAGCGAATCTGTAGCAAGTTGTATTTTGCCTTCCTTAAGCGCAATAGCATTGGCTAATTCCTGCTGCCGTAATTTTTCCTGTTCTTCAGCTGCAAGTTTTGCCGCATCAAGTTTTGCCTTTTCAGCCGCTTCAAATTCTTTTACATTTTCTTGATAAAGTTTATCGAGTAAATCACTTATTTCTTGTTCATTCTTTAATCTATCAGCATTAGCTTTATCGGTTGCTGCTTTTAAATCTGCTGCTTCCTTTTCAGCTGCAGCTTTTTTATCTGCCGCTGCCTTTTCACGCGCTGCCTTTTCTTTTGCCTCCTGTGCGTTTAAAATACCATCACGCTGATTGACTAATTGAAGCAATGTCTTTTCGGCATCCTTTACAATTACTTCCTGATTCTTTCGTTCTTCTTCAGGGTCAAAAATTTTCTTTACAATAAAATTGTTTACTTGGTCAAAGATTGGTGTGATGCTAATTTTATCAATACCTAAACCTAACTTGTTAAGTATATCGATTGCACCGTTTACGAAACCTTCAAAGAATTCTGCAATCTTGCGCTGCGGAAACGTAACAAAGTCAAGAAAGGTTTGCAGATACTTTGCGTTTCTTTCAGCCGCTGCTATCTGTGCAGCCGCTTGTTGTTTACTTGTTTCAACTACAACTTGCTGCTCGAGTATTGCAGCATTTAATTGCTGAAGCTTCAGTTCAGTTATTTGTTTCTCACTTAAACCTTGTCGCTTCAAACTTTCTTCAGTTTGACCAATCAAATCAAACTGCTCTTTAGCTGTAGCTGCTCTTTCTTTTTGAATGTTCAATGCTTCTTGATCCGCATCTGTAACACCGTCAATCAGCGAAAGCAATTCTTCAGCATAAACGATAGCACCTGCAATGGCTGCACCAATCAAAAATATAGGATTGGTCAATAATGCCTTACCGACTGATGCGAATGCACTACCTATTCCCTGAATACCTTTGGCAATATCACCCGGCTTGATGTCGCTGATATTTTGTGCAAGCAACTTCGCACCTTCAGCCGCACCTTCGAAGTCAAGATTCGCAATGCGTGATGTAACAAGTCCTAAAGAACCACTAACCTTTTCGAATGCTCCACCTGCCTGTGTACCTACCGCTTGCGCTGCATCCTGAATCTTATCCTTTAGCTCACCAGCTGCCTTTGAAAGGTCGCGATACTTTTGCGTCTGTGGATCAGTATTAGCCAACTGCGCTTGTAATTCACGCAGCTGCGCCTTCAGCGATTTGCCAGCATTATCTGCACTATCGAAAGCAGTACCTAAGCTTCGTAGGTTCTGCTCACTTTTCGTGGTGTCAATCTCAAAGGTCCGTACAATAGGTTCAGCCATTAGTAAATAAGTTTAGATAGTAAATAGATTAGTCCGAAAAACAAGATAGTGCGCCATGCATACAGCGTTACAAACCATAGAACACGCTGCCACTTGCGAAGCGAGTAATTGTGTTCCTTCTTTGTTGCGATGCCTAACTGGATGTAGCGCATTGAGTTTTTGATTGAATCCATTATGTTGTTTTTGATTGTTGGTATTGAAGTGATGAAGTGATTACAAAAGCATCTGGGTATGTGCCTCCTGTGAACGTAACATTTATACGATGCTCATCAGTATTTGTAGTGGTATCAATTCCAAAAGTGAACACGTTTGCACCTATTGCACCTATTGTGTTAAGCGTAGTAATTGCGCTGGCAATGGCAAGACCACCAACCTTTTCAAGTGTAAAATGATGAATAGAAGTTTCACTTGCGCCTGTTGCATCTTTTATGGTTACATTCCAAAAGCAACTCCACAGCGTATCATCGGGCATGTTGATGTATTCACCTGCTACACCTTCAATGTCTAAATTTTCAACTTGACCTGTGGTTGTAATTGTTGGATAGCTTTGCAGCACAAAGATTCCAAACTGCGCCCATCCGTAGTAAGTTGAAAGTGTGTTGCCATCACGATAGCCGCCACCTACGTGCAAGCCCGGTAGATTAACTTCGACATTCCTGCCTAACAAATTACTGCCTTGCACATTCTTAGTTAAGGACAAATCTTGTCCAACCATTAGCATACTACTATTTCCACCTTCAATGGCTAACTTAGTTCCATTAATTACCGAATTCGATATATTACTCAAAGCTTGAACAGAAGCATTAACAGGTTGCCCATTTCCATTTGATACAATCGAATTGCGGAACTGACCACCGTTGTTGAATGCCCAGCACACACCGTTGACTTCATCCCAAAAATATCCATAACGTGAGCAGCAATCTTCTGTCGATTCTACAGGATCACCTTCACCATCAACAAATGTTACTTCACCGTTGGCAGTTACACTATCAGGTGTAGAAGAACAGTCATTAATTTGATCAAGGAATTTGATAAGCTTAACCTTCGTGCTTTCGTTGTAACCTACTTTGTAATCCGTTATTTCAAGTATGCGCCAATAGCTGTCCTGAATCCATATCTTATCTGCAAACGAGAATGTGAGTATATCCTTCAAGTCAAGCGCAAAGAATGCTTCCATTATTCTACCTTCAGGCGAGTAAATCTCATTCATGTAATTGCGCCAATACAAGTTAAATAGGTTATTGTATGGGTTGGCTGTTACTGTTTGAACGTGCGGTGGCACTTCAGGAGCCCAGTTCAAATCGTAATCATCTATATTTGGATATGTATGGCTGTAGTGATTTAAAACAGGAACAGCCGTAGTTGGTGTTGCACTATTTGTTACTTCATTAAATAAATTAATTTGTTCGGTATTTGCGTTATACAAGCAGCGCGGTCCTGGTGCAACAAATTCTAACTGCTCATTGTAGAAGCATTGAATAGGTGTTCCTGTATTAGGTATCAATGCAGCAGGTGCGCTGCGTGTTACAAGTTGAATCTTTTGGTCGCCTATTACAAAATCACTTGGAGCAGTTGATGGATTGATTGTATAACCTTCTGCTTTATAGTCACCATAAACACGATTAGCATCTTTGTATAGTTTGCTGTATGCATCTTCACCAGCAGTGTAGGTAAATTGAAACGTTGCCTTTTGCACATCTACAGTGCTGCCCAACATAACATCTTTAGATATGTCAAGCTTGCCTGTCCAGTCTAATACATCACCTGTACCTAAATAGTTATTCTGTGGAATGATTGCAATTTGATTCGGCACGATGCGACTGGGTACGATTGCGCAGTTGTGCATCTTAATTACATCATTCACAAAATCTATTTGACGCATATCAGGTGCGTTCAACGGATATGAAATGATTTGGTTTGAGCTTATGGTTGCGCTATTAATACCAATGATTGAAGCCGTTTGGGCTCCAGTGCCTGCTGAAATTTCTACAGTTACAAGTGGATCAAAACCTATTTGGGTATTATTGTCAAATTCGAAATTTACATAGGTAAATTCAAAATAAACAATATCACCCGGAAGCAAATTCAATGTCAGTGTTCTATTTAAAGTACCTGTGCCTGTTCCACTAAGTCCTATTTGATAAGATAATGGAGTCAATGAATCATTAAGAAGAACGTTGCCGCCACGAATCACCCAATACCTTGGGTCAATACGTGTCCAATAAGTAGGAAATCCTGCGCCTGCTGTTGTAAAAACTAAGTTGAGAAAAAATGTAAATTCACCACCTGCTGATGCTGTCCAGTAACCAAGCGTATTATTGAATGCATTGTCATTATCAAACACTTCTGTCATGTTGGTCATGGTAGGATTTCCTGACCACGAACCATAAGGAACGTTTACATCCGTTGGTGGATATGCTGCAAAGAAGTATTGATTGCTTCCACCTTCATTAATTATTTGTGGTGTATTAGAGAAAGGCATCCAATAATCATTGAGGATGTTTTCAAGTGATGAAGCAACAAGGTCAAATCCTGCTTCTGTTACGATGTTGCGTAGTAGAAACCACCAACTAACTGCAGGTGTTAAATCAGAAGGAAAAATAGGTGCATTTGTATTTCTTATCGGTCTTGAACCTGCACTGTTATCGTTGCTCCACTTTTGCCCACGATCACAAAGCGACCAAATGCGGTCGGCTGTTTCCGTTGTTACGTTTGCATAGGTTACCGCTTCATTCAAATCAGCAAGCGCAGCAATATCACTTAACTTCTTTTCACCAATGGTGCGAACAAGGTCAGGTGTTTCAGCATAAAAAGCTACTTCGACTTCGTTAAGTTTGCCCATCTGCTTATACACCTTGCGCACACGCAAGTAACCTGTGGCAATAGGTAGGGTATCAACGCGGATTTCAGCAGGCAATTTGTAAAAGAAGTAGTTCTCTGCACCTTGCTCCACGTTATTATCGAACAATGCCCCTAATGCTTCCTTATTCGTTTCGCTAAATGGTAAACGGAATTCACGACTGAATGCGCCCTGTGCTGTAAAGTTGGATAGGTCTTGAAACTTCCAGTTCTGCGATATGCTTTCGTTCTCGTATAGGTCAAGATACGTGTCTGCAACTATTAGTGTATATATGTAAATTGAAGTACCACTATCGGAAACATTTGATGTGAATGGTTGGTCCACTGTTACCTCACCTGTTATTGTATCATACGCAATCACATAGCGTGTAAACAAAACAACTTCAGGTGAAACACTTTGGTCGATTATTTCAATCTTGCTACCTATAGTATATCCACTTGCTCCCGCTGATGCAAAGAAAAAACTATCGCCTGAAACTATCGCGCTGGCTAAATAGTCAGTTCCACTTACTATGGTAGGTAGCTGCTCGCTCCTTACTATTAATTGTACTTCTCCATTCATGTTATGTCCAGTATTCGTTTGCCATTCTTACTTTCAAAGATAGGTTGTAAAGCTTGCCGTCACGTGTCTTACGTTCGGTATAAGTAGTATCGTCTAAGTTTACAGGTAGGGCAATGTTCTCACCGTTGCGTTGTGTTATCCAAACAACCTGATTGCTCACAAGCAACGAACGAAGGAATAGAAATTCACCTTCCTGAATGTAGTCGCTGGTCACTGTCAAGACTTGCTGTACTAAGTTCCTGCGTTCATACAATCCGCGATCGTCTTTGCTGAACACACTTGTTGTACTATTGAACAACACCTTGCGGTACTTCTTGCGCTCAATCTCATCATTCATTTCCGACTTCTTTATGAAGTTGAAGTAGTCCCATCCACCACGACTGTTCACCCATCCCAAACGAATCACATCATTGTGGCAATCCTTCTGCCCATAGTAAGCTGCATTGTAGAAACGATATTTCACACTTGATTGTGCGCTGCCTGTTCGTGCAAACACTTCGTAATATCTCCAACCGGGATTGTCATTCTCATTTGGTTTGATTGTCCATGCACCTGTCCAGTCATTCAGGTTGGCTGGATAAACAGGTAAAGCTTCAATATCGTAAGCATTTAGTGATAGCGTTTCGGTAAGTGTGGTTCCATTGGCTTTGACTAAATTAATGCGCACATTGTCAACAAGGTTATTGAACATGTAGGTTGGGTTGCCCGGTATGCTCAACGTGCCGTAGTCGGTTTCATAAGAAGGAATCCAAACTATGTTTTGCGCTGTTGGGTTGCCTGCTCCCCAAGTCGGTGCTAAATACCATGAATGCGTGCCATACTTTCGATCACTCATGCCGTAGTTAAAGCTTACCTGCAGCACGTATTTAATATCATCCACTCCTATTTCAGGATTTGGCTTGTAGCCATCGAATACTTGATAGTAGCCATTGATCACAATGCGACCTGTCATTGTTACTTCGCTGCCTTCATTTTCTGTTAGCACACCTGCAACAAGCCACCATTCAGTGATTGATGCGCTAAGCGAATACTTGCTCAAATCATCTACTGTGTTATCGGTGGCAAAATGTTGTTGTTGGTTGCGCAAATCATCCACAAGTGGCGCAATGTCAAAGTACATGTTATTGTCTGGAGCAGGTGACAAATAGAACGTGTAGGTCTTAGCATCAACGGTTATATTCAAGCCATAGCGAAAACCTTGCTGCGCTACTTCTGTGCTTGATGCAATCAACATAATCTTTTGACCACGTACCACCCAGTTAAAGGGTTCATCTACGATTGTTAATGCCATTTATCTTTTGTTTAAGAGTATTCTATTTTCTACAGATTTGATGTAAGCATCCATTAGCTTATCCTTGTATTCGTCCCATGTATCGTCTATTGCATCCTGATAGTAGTTGATGCCTTGAATACCTTTTGCACCGATGCTTTTTGATATGGCAATGGCTGCGCTTTTGATTGCGCTCTCTGTTGATTTAATGAATGCGCCCTGTTTGTTGCGAAGCTTTAGCGGTTTCATTCGAATCCACTTCATGATATCTTCGTATGGTGGGCGTTTCGTTGGATCACCCGGATAAGGTCTACGCCCATATTCAATAACATCTGCATATTTACCAGCATCACCTTTCACAGTGAAGTCAATGGTGGGTTTGCCATAACGAATGCGCAGCTTATATGTTAATGAACGAAGCAAGTTACCTGAAGCAACACGATTAACAACCTTGCCACGCACACGTCGTTTGATACGCAGGTTTGATTGCGCACGCTCGATAACCGTTGCGGCATACTCATTCAACATATCTTCAAATTCACTTGCCATTAAACGAGCGTTATGTTTAGATGTGATGCAGCCAGCACATAAGCTTCTTCATTCGAATCGCCACTACTTCCCCAGTTTAAGTATTCCTGCCCTGTAAATTGTATTTGCCCTTCGTAAATAGGCATACCATCCACATCAAGGAGTTTATATATCAATGCGGCTTGTGTAGCTAAATCGTCATAGCTGATATAAAGATTAAGCATAGTAGCTGTCTTTGTATCGCCGTTGCTCCAAATGTCTAAGGGTTGAATGTTTCTCATCGAATTATAGTTATTACATTTCCATTGGTTGTTGCCGATGCTGTAGTAGCTCCATTAACTGCAACAAATACTAAATATTGATCAACTGTAGTGTTTACAGTGAGATTGCCAAACGCGAAGTTACCTGGCGTATATGCAGACACACCTGTATTTGGTAGGTATTTAAGATTGCCTGAACTACCTGCTGCAGTTATCATCCAGTTACGCTCAAACAAAGCCGCTTGGTTTGCTGCCGCTGCCCATTGACCTATGATTGTGCCACCTCCGGGTATTGCTGCCGATGTGTTTATATATACGTTAAAGTTAGTACCACCTGTTCCGGTAGTACGGCAGAACAACCGCGATGTTATCCAGTCATTTGCTTGCAATGTATTAGCAGGAATCAATACACTAAAGGCAATAGTTGGTGTTGTAGTACCTGTAATTGCCGAAGTATCAGCAAAGTTTTTATTTAAAATGATTTGATTTGCTATACCTAAATCCGATATGACTTGTGAAGGTGTGCGAGCAGTAACGGTATTATCTGCATTCACACGAATAAAACTAACAGCACTTGGATTTGTAAGCTTAACTACATTTTGACCAACAGTTGTTGCATCTGTTATCTGCGCTGCTGTTAATTGACGTAAGCGGTAAAGTGATGTACTTGAATCGTAGTACATGTAGTCGTTATTCGCAGGTGCTGTAGCTACTACGTTATGCAGTTCATCTAACTCATAACCATTCTGCACACGCACGTACATTCGACCAGCGTTGCCCGGACTCGCTGTAGTAACAAAGCCAAGATACACCAAGTGATTTGGTGCGTATGGCTTTACGTTAGTTATGCTTCCTGCCGTTGCTCCTAAATAGATTGGATCACCATCGGCAAAAGTCGATGTAGGCAACGTGCTAAGATTGTCAAGCTGCCCTGAAATAATGATAATTCCCTTTTGATTTGGTGCTATCGATGTGTTTACTACTATACCAACAGTCTGCGCTGAAGTGGCATCACTTGAATTATTAGCAAGCTTAACAGTCAATCGGTCACCTGTGCCACCAAAAGCATAGACTGGCTGTCCTTTGGTTATGGTTGTAACTGATTCTGCATTCGTTACATAGGCAAACAAGCTATTAGATGAAGTGCCTATACATTGGAAACCTGAAGTAGTTGAATTGTAGATGCAAAGCATTTCTGCACCATCCCAAATATCCCCACCTATGAGCAGACCATCATTGTTTCGGTATAGTGGAATAGCACCTTGACCATTGATGTTAAGTGTACATCCTGAAGTGTTACCATTCGGGAAGCGTATAAGGTATGCATCTCCATCGGCGTATGCACCTGCACCTGCTATGGTAACTGTGTAGGTGTCAGTTCCTGAAGCTGTGCCATGCAATATACCACCACCTGTCGAAGGTGTGGTAGCTATCCAGTCTCCTAATAACGTGTTGTAAGTTAGAACCTGCCCATTAGTAACACCTGCTACGTTTACATCAGCTAAATCATCAAGGTTCGTTGGTATGTATGGCTGATTGATTAAGTCGTTGTAATCGCCTGATGTAGCAACTGTGGCAAGTGTTGGCTTGTTAAGGATTTCCGCAACACCACTCACAGCATCCCAATCACTATTGACCTGCGCTGCAGGAATGGTTGGCTTGTTCAGTATTTGGTAATCTCCACTCGTTGCGTTCCAGTCCACAGGTGTTTGACGCAAACGGTAACCAACAGCTTGCAAAGTCCAGTACGTTGGATTCGTTGGATTGATTCCATCGTTGTTTGCTATGCATCGATACACGCTGCCGTTGTACCATACCCTGTCACCTATTTGGTATGGATTGCCTTGCGCTGTAGTGTGGTTTGCATTCCATTCGGTGCTAACATATTCTCCACTACCACCACCCCCACCTGCTGCATCTATCGTAACACTACCATCTCCGTTGTCTGTGATGGTTACGTTCGTGCCTTCTACTAAATCAAGGATGTTTTGCACAGCATTATCTACACCATTGGTGCGAAGTGTCAAGCCGTAACCTGTTCCGCTTCCACCACTTGATGAACCGCCTACACTCCACACTGCGGGTATATCACACGCACTCCAATCCCATGGCACTTCAAGTGTCAAAGTGAAAGCAATACCAGTTACCGTGTTTTTATATTCTTCAATGAATGGTTCAAACGTTGGAATGTTTACGAGCTGTACATCGAAACCGAATAGTTCTAAGCCATTGCGTACTTCAGCTATTAAGTCTTGACCTAAACGAATGCAATCGCTTATCACTTCGCGCTGATATTCTGCCTTGTATTCTTTGTCGCGTGGTATATCAGCAAACATGACTAAGAAACCAAACTGCATACCGCCCTGAATCGGTGTGATAGTATCAGGTGTTACGTGCATGAATGGGTATTGATCATCTTGCAACTGGTCTGCAAGGTCAATCTGCCCATGTGTGAAACGCTTAATCAAAAAGTGACCAGCAGCGAAAGCTTCAAGTCGATTGATAAGTACATTGTAGCTGTAGTTGTAGCTATTCATTATCTATTGCGTTTTTTCATTTCCATTTTTTGCACATAAACGTAATCTGCTAAATACGTTAAGTGCGTAAACACTTCATAACACCTGCGCTCCGTAACTGCATCAAACTTCGTTATATCCCTATCGGCTAAGCTTTCAATAATATGGAACCAACCGTACACACCTAATCCATCAGGGGTTGCTGTTCCTTCATCTCCTTCACTATCTCCGTTATCTCCTTTGCCAAATAAACGAGGGAATCGTTGTATAGTTCGATTTCTAAACTCGAAAAAAAAAGCAGCGTATTCAACACATGGTCTAAAGTCAATTCGCCAATGGCATCTTCATAAGTGCGTTTGTCATTGGTAGCGTATGGCTCGATGTCGTAATACTTCCCAAACTTTGCTTTGATGGGGCGATATAAGATGCACATCATTTTATGCGCAGCTTCGCCCATGATCACACCATCTTTGTATATGTCACCGCACACGCTATCCAAGTCCACGTATTCGCCAAACGTCATTGAACTAAGGTCAGGCACAAAGCCAAGTTCATACACACCAATGCGCACCTTGCGTTCAAATTCACCACTGCTTAAGCGAATGGCTGCTTCAAACCGCTCAATGATTTCATCAATCACATGAACCTGAAGCAGGCGAATGCTTTCAGTGCTCTTGCCTGTAATCACTCGCACCTGCTCAATCTTATCGACTGCATTTTGGTAGTCGATGTACTGATTCAGCGTGATGCCTTTTGCGTTAGCTGCTATGCTAAAGTTTAATTTCATGCTCTGTTGTATTGTAGTTTTTACGTTCTTTTTGTTACAAGTCTGAGTGTACGTTGATAACAACCGGTGCTTTCTCATCACCTGCATGTGTTACACGCGCTTGTTTGGGTTTAAAGTATTCAAGTACATCCAGCGTAAGTGCTGAAGCCTTAAACTTCAAATCTTCATCGCGTGAATCCATGCACTCATTTATAAATTCTGCAACCTTTGGCAATGCTTCAGCTACAAAGGTGCGACCGAATTCTTCCCATTCAAGTGTCTTCTTGTTAAGACTGCCTAATGGTCTACCATTCGGGTTGTTGGTCATTCCTTTTTGAAGTCCCATGTTTGTTATTTTGATGTTTACAAATCACTTCTGTTCATACTGTGCTATGCAGACAGCTATGCGCTGCTGTGCATCAGGATATTCACCTTGCACCTTTGGATCACTCATGCAACGTGCGATGAATTCGTTCTTTTCTTCTTTTGGTGTTGGTGTTGGTAGGGGCATGTTATTTTATTTTTCGATTTTACCTAATTGTCTTCTAAACTCAGTTATCAAATCGCGGATGCACGATGCACACCCGGATGGTGGTTGATGTTTACCTGTCACCTTGCTAAACCAATGGTATAAAAGCTTCAGGTCTTCGTTCTCAATCTTATTTGCTTTGTAGATGCGCTGTATGAATTCATCCAATGCGATGATTTCTTCCTGCTTCCAGTCAAGTGCGAACCATTTGTGCGCTGGGCATGATGCGAAACGAAACTTTGTTTTAACAGGCATCACACAACCGCAAAGCTTTATCTTCTCTTTGTAGTGAGTAACGCTGTTTTCTTCAGGATCCACTGTTTCACCTATGATAAGTGTTCCGCATGATGAAGTAAGTGGTTTATAAAACTTACATTTTTTGCACGTGTTCAATCTCTCGCGTTGAATGTGCAATGGCACGTTGAAGTTTAACATATTCTCTTATTCTTTTTAATGCTCGATGTATTGAAGTGCGAAGGTAGTTGTATGGTATACCTGTTTCGCGGCTTAATTCTTTGTAATCGAAATCGGGTTTACTATATAGACGAAGCAATATGCTGTCGTATTCATTTAAACGCCCGATTGCACTGTATAAGTATTCACCATCTATGAATGCGCCTATCCAGGTTTCATCCTGTTTCGTATCTGCCACTTCACATTCAATATGTAATTCGTAGTATTTGCGGTATTTCACAGCATAATCACTTCGGTTGCTGTGCCATGATAACCACAATGCACGATTTACATATTGCTCTACCTTCCCACCACACACGATATCCTTCACATCTTGCTCTGGTCTATCCATTAGCCGGGCAAGTACCTCATGCAGTAGATCACTTGCCTTTGTTTTATCGTGGGTAAGCCCTGTAGCTTTGTTCAGCCACTCGTTGTAATGTTTCCCAATATGGATACTTACACAGTCGATTTGTTAAAAATAGTTAAAATGTGGTGTAACTTCTTGCACATTCCAAAAAAGGGTGTACATTTGTACACGTCAAAGATAAACAAAAACACACAACATGAGCTATTTCACTTTTGAACACGACTGCAGCAATGCACCACTCACACTTACTATCGAAGTTGAGTATTCAATCTACAACTTTTCAGGCAACTATTACGAGCCAGCCGAAACGTCGGTAAAAGACCACAAAACCAAATTCATTTGTGGTGGCATGGACTTAACCACATGCATATACCAAAGCAAAAATGATAAGTTAATTGCCGAATTAGAAGAAGCAATCATTGAGGCTATTTGGGAAAACGAAGACAATCAGTAAACAATTAAATCTCAATACACATGACAAACACAATCACAGTACCACTGTTCGCCAACAAGCAAGTTGGCACAACCGAAATTAAGTTACCTTTTTACTTCACATCAGGTGACTACACCAAAAGCTATTGTTGCATGAATGAGAATTACATTCTTATTACTGTCTATCGCATTGGTGGTTCAATCCAAATCGAGAGTAAGCAGTACGAAGATGAGCACGAGGTAGCATTCCGCTTAGAACGCGAAAGCAGAGATAAGCACTATGCAGCTATTGACCAGTCGGTATTCATGCATAAGTTCAGTGAAGCGCATCGCGAATTATTTTACCGAGCCAATCCACAATTAAAACCAATCGAATGAAAAAAGATAATCAACTTAATGGGTTGATTGCACGCACGCTGGGGAGCAAAGCCGCTCTCCTTCGTGCGATGCAAAGAAGCAACACACCCATAGTAAAAAAGACACTGCATAATTGGTGCGCAGATCCGGGCAGCATTAGACTTCGACAGCTAATGAATCTTAGCCATGTGATGCAGATACCACTTTGCGAAGTAATCGATTCCATAACCATTAAACATGAAGGTGATGAATAAAAGAAGAACCACAGAACTACCCACTCGTAGTGATATTTTGTACATCATGAAGAACTTTGACCACATGAGCTTTGAGCAGATGCGCAAAGACTTGAATGTGACCAATGGCAAACTGATTAATTGGTGCAAGTTAGTATTCAGCAATGACGATAAGGAAAAAAGGTGGCGCGAAATTGAGCAGAACCTGAACCAAATGGAATTCCATGAAGAATTTACAGACTCAATGCAGAGCGAATACGATGTGCATGATATCAAACGTGTAGGTGACAAACGCTTTTATACGGTTAAGCGCAAGATTGTGAATGAATATCGCATGTGTTATATGGTTACACTTGACTACACCACCAATGTGTTAGTGCGTTTTGATATTCCTGTCGAACGTAACAGCATAAAGTATTGCCCGGTAGCACTTGGCTGTGATTATGAAGTGCATTCGGTTGGCGGTTGGGAGTATTCGCACCTTGAAAGACATCTACCTGTGGTTACCATTCAGGCAGATGAAGACTACGTGGGTAAATTTTGGTTGGCAATGTCAAACATGTTACCTGCATGAAGCATGACGAAAGCAAGATGCAGCAGCGTTGCGTTGAATGGTTCCGCTATTCATTCCCACGCACATTGATTGCATCATTCCCAAACGGTGTGTTCATTGGTGGCACACCAGTGCAACGCGCTAAGCGGTGGAACATCTTGAAAGCGGAAGGTGCTATGCCCGGTATGCCCGACCTAATGGTTTGCATGGCTTCAGGTGGTTATCATGCCTTGTTCATTGAGATGAAAACCGAAAAGGGTAAGCTGTCCGACACACAGAAAATCGTTCACGCACAACTTATCAATGCAGGATACTGCGTGAAAGTGTGCAGATCATTCGAAGAATTCACACAAACAATTAAAACCTATTTAGAAAAATGAGAAAAAACACAAAGGAAAAGTATTACGACTTCATGATGGAGTTATATACAGCAAAGCAGTTTGATGTTAAAGATATGCAGCGCAAATACCGCATTGGTTCGCGTGTCGTTACGCTAATGCGCGAAGCTAAAATGATTAAGCGCGAAGGTGACGTGACCAAGTGGATAGGCAATGCACCTACACAAGCCATTGTCAATTCGATGGTCAAGGAATGCCTGAAGCAATCGCGTATTGACCAGGCACAAAGTAAAGCTGGTATGCAGCAAATGACTATTGCACCTGTTCGCAAAGCACCTACACCCACACCAATACCGGTTGTTCATGAAGCTGAATGCGACAATAGTAACAGCCGTATCTTCTTAGCATTAGCCGCAGGTGCTGTAATCGGATTCATGATTGCAACTGCAATTTGGAAGTAGAGATATTTTGTATATCTTTGCAACGCAACTCAGTATGAAAAACATTTTAAATCCCATCACTACCGCATTGCCATAAGCACAACCGTGCGCTGGGTTGCCTTTGTGTGTAGTGGTGGGTATTTAGTTCTATGTTTTATTTAAAAGATTCATGGTATACACCCAATACCTACGATAGAAACTTCGCTTATCCTTCAAAAAAGGAAGGGGTTTATGTGATTGTCGAACCTACGATAGGCGTTTTATACGTTGGTAGTTCTATAAATTTATGGCAGCGTTACAATAGGCATGAAGTATTACGTTTATTGAATGCAACTTATGGTTATGTTCAGTTTTATTTTACAGAATGTACAAACTCAAAGGAGTTTGAAAAACATTTGATTAAAACTTTACAGCCGAAATACAACACACAGCACAAATGAAAAATAACGGTTACGACCTTTCCCGGAAGTGGTTTGACTTTGCCTTTGAGCATTCGGAAGTGAAGTGCCAGCACACTGCTTTGTTCATGTGGATCATTGAACTAAACAATCGACTTGGCTGGAAGGAGCAGTTTGGAATACCAACGAACGCAACTATGGAAGGATTGCATATTGGTAACAAGCGCACCTACTTGGATGCACTTAGCGACTTAGCTAAATGGAATTTCATTCAAATCATAAGTGAATCTAAGAACCAGTATAGCAGCACAATAATATCAATATGCCGTAGCAAAAAAGCCACAGCATTGCATACAGCATTGGATACGGCATTGATACAGCACAGCAACGGCATTGAACACAGCATTGAACACAGCAGTGCCCCCATAGATAAACAAAGAAACCAAGAAACAAAGAAACAAAGAAACAATAGAGTGGTGTTTTCACCACCATCCGAAAATGATATTTATAATTTTATGGGTGAGTTGAATATGAAATCGGGTGGTAAGTGGAGCGAAATGAAAATTGTTGCAGAAAGCAAAAATTGTTTTGACCACTACACAAGCACCGGGTGGAAAACATCGGGTGGCGCAAAAATCGTTTCTTGGGAAGCGACTGTGCGCAAATGGATGAATAATGCATTTACATTTGAAAAAAATAAAAACCAAAATCAATATGGAAAACAACCAAATACAACAGCAAACAGCATTGCACAAGCTAACCAACTTCTCACCGAAGCAATCGCTATCAGTCGCGCACGCGATGCAGCAGGAAAAACTCAGTCTACTTCGGAAGGTTGATAAGGAACTAACCAAAGTCGCAGTGATGTCATTGCTTGCCCGGTGCGTGCAGCTGGTCAATGTGCAGAATACCATGAACAGCTTGCAGATTGAATTTTGCGCTGAACAAATCATGGACAAGATGTGGATGTATTCACTTGAAGAACTGCAAATTATTTTTGATAACGGTGCCATTGGTAAGTACGGCACGCTGTTCAATCGTATTGACCCAGCTACTGTGCTTGCATGGTTTCCACTTTACGACCAAGAAAGGCAAGTGGTAAGTGATGCAATCAATGAAAGCAAGAAGCAGCAGAATAATATCTACGAAATGTTCCAGCATCCGCAAATCATGGATGCGATGCAACAGGCAGCAGATAAGTTAAGCATCAAAGAAGAACCAGTGCGTGCAGTAAGACATAACAAACCTTCACAGCTTGAAATTGAATTGATGAATGAATACGATGCGCTGCCTTTGTGGGATAACGATATGCGCTTCCGGGTGTACAAAAACAAGCCGTATCAGTTTACGGAATACAGGCAGGAACGGTATAAGGAATTAATCGAAACGCAAAATGAATACTGATATGAAAAAGCAAACAGCAGTAGAGTGGTTAATTAAAGAATTAGAATCATATGGTAATCCACAATTTTGTAAAATAGAATGGGAAACATTAGATTTACTAATACAACAAGCCAAAGCAATGGAGAAGGAGCAGATGAAAGAGATGTTTTGCGAAGGTGCTAAGTTGCTCGAATGCCCTAATGAATTAAGTGCAAGATTTGAATTCGCTATGTATTATAGTGAAACATACGGAGGTGACAAATGAAGCAATACGATAAGCAAAAAGAAACCGATCTGCTCCGCAAATTGTTCGTGCTAACAGCTAAGCGAAGTATGCGACCAGCAATGAGTGATAACATGGCAATGCGCCTTATCTTTGAGGAGTTATATCTACTAACTGATAAAGATGAATATAAGCTATGACAATAGGTGAATTGTGGGATAAGCTTGCGCAGTATCACGACGATACTGAAATCTATATTGGTTTCATCAATGGTCATAGCATCGACCATGAAACCTTTGAAGTCGTAGAAACACAGGACTTTTACGGCAAGACCACAATTAGTCTAATGATTGAAGACATCGGAATCATAAATAATTAAATACAATGAGCAACTATCAAATGCAAGAGGGACAGTTCACCCTATTCAAGAACAACAAGACAACTAACAACGCACCTGAATACACAGGTGAAATCATGGTCAATGGTAAAAAGATGCGACTGGCTGCATGGGTTAAAGAAGGAAAGAATGGCAAGTTCTTTTCCGGTAAAATGAGTGAGCCACTTGTAAAACGTGATGAAGTAGACGAACTACCATCAGGAGATCTGCCATTCTAATGAACCTGCCTAACCTACCACAAGACAAAGCTAACCATGCGCTATATGGTGTTGCTATCTACGCTGCTGCCGCTTCGATATTCAGCGCACCATTCTCAATGATCGTGGTGTTTGCATTTGCAGCAGGCAAAGAGTTGTTTGATTCTGTGCTGAAGGAAAAATCATTTAGCACGTTGGATATGATAGCCACGCTATGCGGTGGTTTGGTTGGAATGTATATCGGGTTGTTTACCTAACAATGTATCAAGCCCAATTCAATAGCAAACAAGAGCAAGCCCTACGACACTTGTCTACATCCAGCAATGTAGAGCAGGTGTTGTATGGTGGTGGTGTATACGGTGGTAAGACATGGTTAGGTTGTTACTGGCAAATTGCACGCAGACTGAAACATCCACAGACACGCGGTTTGATAGGTCGTGCTGAATTAAAGAAGCTGCAACTATCTACCATGCTTCGCTTTTGGGAGATATGCACCCAAATGGGATTGAAAGCAGGTGAACACTACACCTACAATGGACAACTAAACATGATTCGTTGGTTCAATGGTAGTGAAACAATCCTAATGGATATGGCAGCTACACCCAGCGATCCCGATTTCCATAGATTTGGATCACTTGAAATTACTGATTACTTCTTAGACGAGGTTGCAGAAATGACAAAGAAGGCGGTTGATATAATCGACACACGTGTGCGTTACAATTTAGTTGGTGGTATTCCAAAAGGTTTGATGAGTTGTAATCCATCAAAAGGTTGGTTATACAATGACTATTGGCATCCATGGAAAAAAGAATTATTGCCACCACACAAAGCATTTGTGGAAGCTTTGATGAAGGATAATACAGTCAATCCTGATGCAGTCTATGAAGCAAAGATGATGCGCCTTCCTGAAGCAGATAGAAAGCGATTGCTTGAAGGCGATTGGGACTATGACGAAAGTGTGGACTGGATATATCAGTATGAAGATTTATTGCGCTGCTTCCGGGATGAAGAAAGCAAAGGCGATAAATACATCAGTGCCGATATCGCGCGACTTGGAAAAGACCGTAGTGTCATTTGCGTGTGGCATGGATTGCACCTAATCGAAATACACGAACTGCGCAAGCAACCAATCACAACAGTTGTATCTACCATTCGCCAGCTATGTGATAGGCATGGCATCAAATTAAGCAATGTAATCTGCGATGAAGATGGTGTGGGTGGTGGTGTAGTCGATAGCTTAAAGTGTCGCGGTTTCCTTAATGGTGGAAGGGCAAAGCAAGCCGACCGATATACGAACCAAAAAGCAGAATGTTACTTTAAGCTTGCAGAATTGATAGAACAGAACAAAGTAATCTTCAAAGTGAATCAGTTTCGTGATGTGATTGTTCAAGAACTGGACATGATACGCAGGCGGCAACCGGAAGCAGATGGCAAACTCGCTGTGATAAGCAAAGATGAAATAGCCCGGATGCATGGCAAATCACCTGACTACGCAGATGCTATCATGATGCGTATGTATTTTGAATTGTTCCCGAACTACGGTAGCTATTCGTGGGCGTGAGGTGGTTACAATCTGTAACCGATTGCAATTTTAACAATTTTTAACAAGGTAGGTGTAAGTATTTATACTATCATTGCACCATCAATAACAAAAAACAACAACATGAAAGCAAGTAAAGTAATCAAGTACATCGTATGGGGCGCAATCTTCTTCGCCATTCTTAGCTACTGTCAAGAACTGAATGATTGCCTAATGAAGTATTAATCTAAAATCAATAACAACATGAACAGTTTTCACAAAGACAACTTAGAAGCATTGCAGAAGTTCCAGCAAATGCTTAACGCTGCACCTGATAAGGAAGGCATTGAAAAGACACCCGATGGCAAGGCCGTAACGCTGGTAGTTAGCCACGTTGAAACTACACTCGATGAAATGTTCTTCGGGCATTGGCGCACTGAAAATTTTAAGTGGGAACGCATGGCGAATGAAGTGGTAGGTTCACTTGACCTTGTAGTGATTCATCCGATAACCGGGTATGAGTTGCGCAGAACAGGTGCAGCATCGATTGTAATCATGGTAGATAAAGTGCCGAGCCACATTGCCGCAGATCCAATAGAACGCAATAGGTGGGCATTAAATGCAGATAATAAGAAACCTAATGCTTTAGACCTTGCGTTTCCTAAACTCAAAACAGAGTGCCTTAAAAATGCTGCAGTATCATTTGGTAAGTTGTTAGGC